TGCGCATGACGGTGCGATCCGGGTTCATTGCGAGGAAGGTCTGCTTCAGCTAAGGTAAGGCGTTCATGCGGAGCGTAAGGAATCAGTCATGCGGGAATCGACCGTCACGTCCAAAGGTCAGACCACGCTGCCGCGCGACGTGCGGGCAGCGCTGGGTCTCAACCCCGGCGATCGGGTGCGCTACGTGATCCTCGATGGCGAAGTGCGGCTGCTGAAGGCCCGGCCGGTGAGCGATCTTGCCGGGCTCTTGCGGCGGCCGGGCGCGAAGCCGGTCACTCTCAAGGCCATGGACGAGGCCATTGCCGCGGGTGCGGTGGACGAGTGCCGCGACGCGTGATTGCCATCGACACCAATGTCCTCGTCCGCTTCCTGACGCAGGATGACCCGGATCAGGGAGCCATTGCACGCCGCTTCTTTGCCGGACTGACCGTCGAGAGCCCCGGATTTGTCGCCCGCGAGGTGCTGGTCGAACTCGTCTGGGTGCTGGAGCGGGCCTATGGCTACAGCCGGGCCGAGATCGCATCCGCGCTGGAGGGACTGCTGGCTGCGGCCGAACTGGAGGTCGAGGCCAGCGACGATGTCGGCGCGGTGCTTCACGCCTATCGCGATCAGGGTTTCGGGTTCGCCGATCTGATGATTGCTGCCGCAGGCCGTCGCGCCGGGGCGGAGAGCCTGGTGACCTTCGACCGCAAGGCGGCCCGGCTTCCCGGCGTGGAGCTGCTCGAGGGTTGATCGAGGAGGAACGGTCATTCCCGTCCCTCCGCGGGCCGGGGTTCCCGGTCCTCGCCATCGTCTTCTTGATTGCCGTCACCCTGCTGATCCTGCCGTTGGCCCTCGGCAGCACTCGGCGCAGCGCCGCCACCCGCCGCCTGTGCCGGTGACCCCGGCCGCCGGAAGTCGAGACTCAGCGCGGCCTCGCGCTTGCGTTCCGCAGCGAATTCGCGGTCCACCTGCTCTGCGTCGTATCCCCGTTCGGCGATGGCCTGCGTTCGGGATTTCAAGCCCGCCTCGATCTGCAGGATCTCGGCCGAGGCATCCTTGGCCGGGTCGATCCAGTCCCATTTCGTCGGAAGCCAGTCGCAGGCGAGGAATTGCCGCCGGTCGGTGGCATAGCCCGGCAGATCGATGGCGCCTGCCAGCACGGCCATGTCCATCCAGCGCGTCCAGACCGCGCGGCACAGCTGATAGACCATCACCGAATGCTGGAAGGCCGAGATGCGGCGCCGGAAGTCCACCAAGGCGATCCGGGTATTCGAGAAGTTGCCCTTGGCGGTGTCGCCCGTCAGGTAGCCATAGGGCACGCCCAGCGCCGCGCCGATCTGCAGAAGTGTCCGGTATTGGAAGGGTTCATAGGTGCTGCCCGAGTCCGGTGTGGACGGCGTGGTGACATCTTCGCCCGGGTCCAGGCGCACCACCTGACCGGGCTCTACCTCCAGATCGTCCTCTGCCGGATCGAGGGCCGTTTCCGGGGCGGGCGAGGTGATGAACATCGCAAACATCGCCGCGGTCTTCTTCCGCTCCAGCTCCGCATCGTCGTAAAGGTCGAGGGTAAAGAGCTTAACGACGGCCGCGGCAAAGCGCGACACGCCCCGCAGCTGGCCCGCCTCGACCGGGTCGAGGATGTGGATCACCTCGGACGCGGGCACGCGGACGGTTTCGCCCGCCAGCCCCGGATCGGCCATGTCGCCCGGATGGCGGCGCAGGAAGTGGTAGGCCACGCGCCGTCCGATCCCGTCGAATTCGATCCCCTGCCGGATCGATCCCGCACCGGGCAGTACGCGGGTCATGTCCTGCGGCAGCATCTCCGAGGGCAGCATCTGCAGCTGCATCGGAACGGTCAGCCCATCTTCGGGCCGTCGCGTGCGGATGCGCAGGAAGACCTCGCCCGCGAGAAACACCTCCCGCGCCGCCCGGCGCTGCAGGCCAAAGAAGTCGGTCAGCCGCTCGGCATCCGCCTAGTCGGTCCAGGCCAGCCACAGCTTCTGCAGCTCCTCTTTCTTTGCGGCCTCGGCGATCTTCGATGAGGGCTTGATCCCGTCGCCGACGACGTGATTGGCATAGGCATCGACTGCGTTCGCCGCATATCCGTTGTTCCGGACCAGCCAGCGCGCACGGGCGGTGATCGTCTCTCCCGAGGCCGCGATCAGCGTGTTCACATGCGCCCGCGTGGCGCGGAACCCGCGCATGCGGCGATGGGACTGCGCCGCGTCAAACCCGCCGATGATGGACCCGAGCCGCGCACGGAAGGCGTCGAGCACCATGGTCACAGACCCTTCGTGGCCACGGTGCCCCAGCGGCGGCGCCGGGGCGTTGCCGAGGCTGTAGCGATCCGGCCCTCCAAGTCCCGAATGGCTGCCGCGAGTTCGGCATCGGAGCCATAGGTCACGGTCTTGCCGTCGTAGCTGACGCTGCGCAGCCCCGCGAAGCGGGCCTCCTGCAGCGCCGTGAGCAGGGCCTGCATACGTTCCAGGTCCATCAGTCCCTCATGAAGTTCGGGGTGTAGGCCCGCCGTTTCCGGCGTGGCGTGGTCAGGGTTCCGGCCTTGGGCTGGGCCGGGTCGCTTGTGGTTTCGGCCGCCACGGCCGCGGGCAGGCGCGTTTCCACGCCAGCCTGCGCTTCCAGCCGCCGCCAGGTCGCCTCGTCCCATCGGTCGGCGCCGAGAATCCACGCCGCGGCGCGGGCGTAGACCCGGCAGTCCAGCGCCTCGTTCCGCTCGCGCATCTTCTGCCATTCCTGACGGGCATAGCCGCGCTTGTTGCGGATCGTGACCAGCTGTTCGGCCACCAGCTGTTTCAGCCATTCGGTATCGGCCCATCCAGGGATGTGCACCGTCCCCGGCGCATCGAGAACGCCCAGCGCCCGGTCCTCATCTGACGGCCGTTCGATCCGCAGGAACCGGTAGGTCTCCGCCTTGAACGTCGCTGTGGCCACCGACCAGAGCCGCGCCCCGCGGCGCAGGCGTTTGCCGCCGATGGTCGCGTCGACAAAGGTCGGACCCGAGACCGGCGATGCCCTGTTGAAGCCCTCAAGCCCCTTCAGAGGGGCCACCTGCTCGAACCCGACCTTGCGTGACCAGGCATAGACGGCCGCGGCCTCGTAACCGGTGTCGATGCCGAGCCGTGCCACGGTCATGAAGGCGCCGTTGGCATGTTGCCACGACCGACCGAGCAAGGCAGTCAGCTTGTCCCATGCGGCCGGATCGTCAGGCCCGCCCGGGATGACGATGTGATCGACAAGCCAGGACTCGAGCCCCCGGCCCCAGGCCCAGATGTCGACCTCGATCCGGTCCCTCTGGACGTCCGCCCCGGCGGTCAGGAACAGCCCCGCCATCGGCACCGTGCCGGGTTTCCACGCCTCGCGCCGATCCGCCAGCCGCTGCCATTCCGGCGCATCCCCGCTTTCGACCCATGTCTCGCCCAGGAGCGTGTTGCGCGCGGCGCGCAGCGTCTCGTCCGAGCCTTGGGCCGCGAGCCATTCCCGAGCGACGTCGGACCAGCTTTTCCACCCCAAGGGCGAGTAGAGCGCCGAGAGGTGGAAGCCGATGGCCTTCGGATCCCTGGAAACCGCTGTTGCCCGCCATTCGCCGCGGGCCAGCATCTCGGTCTTGTGGTGCTCGGCGATGGGGCGCTCGCAACCCTCGCAGTGATAGGCGGCGGTCTCGGGCTTCCCCTTCGCCCAGCGCAGCCAGTCGAACTGCAGCCACTGCATCGCTCCGCAATGCGGGCAGGGCACGAAATACCGCCGCTGGTCGGAGGCTTCGAACTCGCGCTCAATCCGGGACAGCCCCCGGATCGTCGGGGTCGAGACCATGAACACCTTGCGACGGTGCGAGAAGGTGGTGGTCCGCGCCTCGGCCAGCGTGACCGGATCGCCTTCCTCGTCGGCCGAGGCTGGATAGGCGTCGACCTCGTCCAGAAACACATAGCGCGCGGGCATCGACCGCAGGCCGGTGGCCGAATTCGCGCCGGTCAGCACCAGAATGCCGCCGGGAAACTCCTTCGACAGCATCGAATTCCCGGCATCGCGGGATCGGGCCGGGTTCACCCGTTCGCGGAGCGCCGGGCTATCCGCGATCAGCGGATCAAGACGGCCCCGTGATGTCCGCTTCGCCAGTTCCAGGCTCGGCAGCACCGCCAGCATCGGCCCTGGTGCGTGGTGGATGACGAAGCCGATCCAGTTGTTGCCCGCCTCCGTGGCCCCGACCTGCGCGGCCTTCATGAAGGTGATGCGCTGCGCCGGATGGCCGGGCGACAGCGCATCCATGATCTCGCGCAGATAGGGCGCGCGGGCCGTGCGATACCGCCCCGGCTCGGCCGCGCCCCGCGACGACAGCCAGCGATGCTGATCCGCCCATTCCGACACCGTCAGGTTCGGATCGGGCCGCAGCCCCTGACGCCAGACCCGCAGCAGATCCTCGGCGCCGTCGAAGCCGAGGTCCAGGTCCGCCGTCAGATCGTTGTCGTCATCCGAGGGAAACCCGGAGGTCGGCGAGGGCGTCGAGCTGTTCGCGGACATGGGCTTCCAGCACCCTTTGCATGATCGCGGTCTCGATCGTCACCGATGCCCCGGATTGCCGTTCCACCTCCGCCATGATCTGTGCCGCCATCAGCGCGGCCACCCGTCCGGGCCAGGTGACCCAGACATCCCGTTCCTGCCGCGCGAGCCGAAACACCAGCGTTTCCGCCCGGGCACGGTCGACCAGCGCGCCCTTCTTCTTCTGGACCGCGAGCTGGCGTTCCTGCGCCGCATAGACGGTGAGCGCCGTGCGGGCCTTGATGTACGAGGTCGTCTCGCCCGGGGCGCTCGCCAGCCCGTCGCCACCCACGGACCGGCGCTGCTGGTCCGGGTCCGTCATCTCGGCCCGGCGCACGTCCGATGCCGCGGCATTGATCGACCCGTCGTCGTGGACCACCAGCCGCCCGTTCTTGCGCGCCTTCTGAACCCCGCCGCGTGACAGGCCGGAATGCGCCGCATACTCGCGTTCGCTCATGCCCTTCATGGCGCCGTAAAACCTATCAAGATATTGAAAATAAACAGGAAAAGACAATCATTCCCGTTGATTGTCTTCCCCTCCGGAGCGATTCTGCGATCAGGAACTCACCCTGGATCGGAGGCCAGACCATGACCACAACCGCCAAACCCACGCCGACCGCACCCGAGGCGCTGATGCTCGACATCGCGAGGCGCCACTTCTTCGTCGAGACGCTGGATACCCGGAACAGCGACGGGCTGGACTTCCACGATGTCGCCGTCTGGTCGATCCGTGCCGCCCTGATTGAGGCCTATGCCGCGGGCCTCGCCGCGGCCAGGCGCTGAGGGGGCCAACGACAT